CACACAAGGCTTTCGTGGCATTTTTACTGTTACGAATTATTGGGATAGGAAATAATGAATTCGTTTTTAGTGTCGGTTTGAAATGTTCGGCGGTCTAAAGAGCTAGCGTTGCCTTCTCCCTCGGATCCTCAGGTAACGTCCCATTCTGACGGTGTGTCTGAATCTCGGACCACGTTGCCTCAAAATACGGGAGGTTCGTAGTTAGCCATTCAGGATCGCGTGGAACCATAACAACGCGATGCTTCACATATATCCAATATGTAATCGTCCACTCGTGCGTAGTGTCCAAATACTTCTCACGCCACTCCGAGATTGGCGCCGTATCCATAAAGTCACGATACCGAACCTCTCCTGTTTCAGATACTGCGAACGCAGACTTGAATTGGGACTTTGACTCGAACCATTCGTTGTAGTTCACCTCCTTAAACTGAAACTCAATATACTCACATCGTTCCAGCTGTGTACACTCCATTTGGAGTTGCATTTGGTGAAAGTAAGTCTGTGGAACCGGTGTTGTTTCATCAAAGGGTCTTGAAATGGGACACTTGAATTCCGTAAGATTTCCAAGTCGCTGTCCGGTGCTTGTAATAACTCCGTCTGGGGACGCACCGAGGAATGAATGGACTGGATGCGGAACACACGACGTATCTACAATATCCACATCGGTCAGCATACAATAAATATCCTTTGCGATGGGTTCCATACGAGTTCCCCACATCAGAGCACGAGACCCAAATCCACTCGTCTCCTGTCGTGGAACCAACTTTGATACAATTAGTTCGCGCCGAGAAAGAGGTGTAGCGTCCTTTACTGTCTTCCAAATTTCAGACGCAGTTAGCATCTGACCTCTCTTTGAGTGCCAAGCAGCAGTGCGCTGGTCATCTTGGCCATAGTTTTCCAATAGAGTTTTGATTTTATCTTCCATTCGTTTTAACACAGCGGTAATGTGAAAACTAAATGGCGACAATACGGTCTCAGGAGGAGTGGGTTCTTGTTCGTCTTGAGCGTTTCTACGCAAACGAGGAGTATCTAAAGCGTGTTCAGTCCATTCTGAATGGTGATTCAAAGTTGTCTCTACGGTTGATTGATTGGTTTGTGACCAACTACTCCAAGAAGTATAATGTGTCATATATGACCAAGAGCAAGAAGCACGTGATTGTATATCTTGCGTATAAGTCGCACCTGAAGGCATATAGCAAAAAGATGTTTGATCCGTTTTGCCGTTGTAAGCGTGTAAAGTTTCACGATTTTGAAACTACCGTAGGACAACTGAACTTCTTTGAGTGGGCAATTCAGGACGAGGTGCTGAACTATATAGACGAGCATCATTCCGAAATTCAGAACGATATGGAAACGAGACTTCACGAAGCAAAGGATGAGGCAACCACCAAGAAGCGACACGAACTATCCGCCTCTGCTACAAAGTCCGTAAAGTATCACAATGTTGCGGTTACAGTCAAGTTTGATTAATCTATTTCTCTAACAAATGCTTTCCAGACTTCGGAAGGATTTAATCTATACGGATACCGATCCAGATGTTCTAGAACACGATGATGATCTGGATGCGGAAATGTATACCTATGATGGACGTGAAGTATATCGCGGTCGCTTCGACCCTCGCTATACGCACTTAGAATTAGACGTTCATTGGTTATATGACGAAAATAGCAAACGAATTGGACTCGTAGAATATGAATCTGGAGATTTCAATACGTCATCGGTTCTTTGGTATTATGAGAACCCTTACGCTACCCTGCTTCAAGACCCACGCTGGAAATCGCAGGGAAAAACGCTGTGGTCTATGCTGTCTGAAGAAGCATACCAGGATTGCTTAGAAGATGACTTTCAGAATGTCGTCCAGCGATCTCTGTATAGTCCGTATCGGCTAGTGTTTCCGTCTACGTATCACAAACCATATGACGTGTATGAGTGTTCCAAGTGTGGAAAGCGAACTCTTACATTGGAAGGCAGTTGCTCCACAATGAAAAAGATTACACCTTGCTATTCTAGTTTGTTTTTAGATGATTCGTTTGTGCTTTATGATGGGCCTACGCCTGAGTCGCAGGAACCGCGCGGCGACGGCGAGCAGCGGCGGCGGTCGGTGCAGGAGGAGCGGCTGTCTCCTCTACATTGTCCGGAATCTCCACGTTCAGAGCCGTCGACGTCTCAGCAACATGCTCATGAACCTCCTCCTCCTGAACTGGAGCCTGCTCATTCGTAATCGTGTCGCTGAAGATAGACGCTGCGGTCACACGCGACTGCGGGAACACCTGTGCGTGAGTTACACGCCAAGTCACACCGAAACCACCGCCGGCCATCACATAGATGGACGCCGTCGTGACCAGGTTGGCCTCCATGCCCTTCGAGAACGTGCCCTGAAGAGTTGCCGGAGACGTGTAGATAGGATTGCCGCGCGGATCGATGATCTCCATGTTCACGCGACCATCATACACCGGAATCTTCATGGTGACGCTCGGCGGATACTTGCCGTTCGGCACATACTCGCCATCCACCTTGTCTACAGACAGACGCATCAGGTGCTTGAAGCCCTCGCGAATGCCCTCCTCAGAACGACGCTTGCCGAACCACTTGACGCTGTTCTCAACCGCGGCCTGAATGATACGCTCCTCCAGGTCCAGCATCATGTTGTAGAACTTGCCGATCTCATCTGCATCGTTCGCACGCTCCTTGCCGTAGGGGTCGCAGCCACGCAGAGAGCCGATGAGCGTGTAAGAAGTCGTGCCGGTCTTGTCGTCCTCACGAACCAGCACACCGCCGGGGAAACCCAGACGAGGCAGGCGCAGACTCAGATTCTGACCATCATACTTGATACTGATAGAGGGATTGCGACCATTCTTTGCCTGACCCACGACGAAGCTGATGCGGTTGATATCAAAGTTGCGAGTGGAGATGATTGCGCTGGTGCTCATTTTCTCTGTCGTGTTGTGCTTTGATAACTGCGCGTTGTGCCTAAATGTCTTTGCGTCAGTATGATGTGTCTAGTTAACCGTAACCTCTATATCCCTAAAAAATCCTCTATCCGTTTTCAACGAAGGAAATGTGAAATGATAATAATGAATACATGTATTTCCTGTAAGAACAAGACATCAGACGAAAGATGTCGCAGTTATGCGATTATTGGTCTTGCGTTTTGTGGTCGCCACGTAAAAGCAAAGGTCAAGCGTATTTGGCACGAGGTTAACAACGTGAATCCAAAGATTGTGAAGATTCAATCGCTATGGCGTGGATATACCCTGCGTAATCGTTTGAGTAAACTGGGTAAGGGAGTTCTAAAGCGTTCTGTTTGTCATAACGAAGAGGAACTGATTACTATGGAACCTATTTCGAAACTAGATCCGTTTTCGTATTTCTCATTTGAAGAGGAAGGAAAGGTGTGGGCGTTTGAATTTAATGGAATTTGTAAGATTTTTCTTGGAAGTGTGCTTCCGTTGAATCCCTATACGCGAACTCCGTTGAGTTATGATACAAGACGCAGAATACGATGGTATTCAAGGTATTTAATGAGACATAAGGACCCGATATCTACCATTCGGATTTCAAAGGAAGAAATGACGGCGTATAAGTTGTATCAAATTTGCCAGATTTTAGCAGAGAATGGATTTGAAGATTTCCGTCCGGAATATTTGGAAGTGTTGACGAGAGAACAGGCATCGGTTATGCGGTCTTTAATTTGGGGAATGTTGCGTGATGTGGGAAGGCAGAGAACAAAGACATCGCGTTGGCATCGGTATGTTACTCTGTTCAATAATCGTAATTTTATGGCAAACTATCATCCGTTAACAAGACTGAACACGATGATATTAAGCGTTCTTACTGACATTACAAATCCGTCCGATGAATACGAGTTCTGCTATATTATTATAGCCGCCTATTACCAGATTTAAACTTTAAACAATGGTCCGAGTGGAGATTTGGTATCGGATACCCAAGATGAGTATGAAGGTGTAGTATTCAATAACGAAGACGGGTATGAAGATGTGGGTTGCGCACTCGCAGCAGCAGGCTGCAATGATGGAAGCGGAGGAGCAGGCACGGTTTCGGTCGTATCCTTAAA